CCGCCATCGGCGGCAGGCAGGCCCATGGCGCCAGCCAGGTAGTCGGCTACCCCAGCATCAACACCAGCGTTGTTCGTGGCGCCGAGATTCATGATGAAATTGGTACAGTAGAGGTCGACTTGATTCTGCGGCCCAGTGTGTGCCGAATCCAGCATCAACCCAACGAGGCACGACTTGCCCCCAGAATACACATCAAGGATCGCATCCAGCATCCCGCAACAGATGCCAATCTGCATGCTTGCCTTGTAGTAGAGCTGCCCATCGAGCGGGTGGCTGTAGGCGTAGGACAACCCGCTGTTGTTGTCGAGGCCATTGTCGCCGAACCAAGTCACGTTGGGCGCCGTCACAAGCGCACTGCCGAATACGACGGGAACAGCGACGCCTTCGCTCGCAGTTGGGATCTCTGCGTACTGTAGCGTCTGTGCCGGCGCGCCCTTCGTCTTCGATTGCTGGTACAGCGAATAGACAAAAGTGGCTATCGTGAGACCGAGTGCAACCCATTCCATCAGTTCACCGCCTTAGTAGCCATTGGTCGATGGGCTCATTGGGTTGACTCCGTTAATACCCTTCCAGCCTCGGAAGTTGCCGAGGTTGTGAAAAACATCGCGGCAGGTGTCGGTTGATTTGTCGCAGCCTCGATAGAGAGTCGCCGTGAAACCGCCAGGATTCGCAAGAAACGATTGATTGAGCGACGTCACTTGCCTGGACAGCGTCAGCACGAGCTTCGATGAGCTTTGTCCGATGATTTGGCCCAGGGTCCCGTCTGCCGCTAGGATGGTACCACCAACGTAGCTCGCGGGTGCAGCAGGAACAGCCGCTACCGTAACCACGTTGCCAGTCACATTCGTGACTGTCGCCGAGTAGCCGTAGCCAGCCTTGGGAACGTTGCACCCAGCCCCGTACAGTTGGAGATTGCACGTGCGCTGGTAGACCTTCGTCAGGCCCTGCCGTCGCATCGATGCGAATGCGTTCTCGCAGTTAAGCGTTACTGTAGCCACAGAGGCGGGGGAACTCAGTACGCGGCCCTTGAACTGCATGAGTCCCGTCGACGCGCCGACGTGCGTGCGAAAAACCGTCACCGACGTGACTTGATCAGCAGCATAGAGTAGCATGCCTGCCGCCATCGGGTTGGTGATGGGTAGCGTGATCGTGATCGGGTTTTTGTTGATCTCTCCCGTCGAGGAAATACCCTGGTTGTTGATCGACTCGGACTGATACCAGTTCCCGCCGTAGAGATATGGCCCCGGGCCTGCGTAGTAGTACCACGCGGTGGCGCCTTGCTGAAACCAGTATAGAAGGACTGGCGCGCCGTCTTGCTCCGAGACTTCCTGAGTCGCGTAGGTCATGGGTAGATCGGGACCTCCACTGTCGCGACTGCGATGGTCGCTTGGCGCCCTGGGAGATGCTGAATCTCAATTCTATCCGATGCGAAGCGAGTCAATGTCATCTTGCAGGAGGCGGCGATGCTCGAGATCGGAACGGTTCCACCAGAGAATGACCCGGCGAAGTTCAGCTTCTCGTTGCCACCAACGGTCGTCACGCTCGTGACTCGGATGCCGACGAAAGCCCCCGTCGAAGTGACGATGCCGATGTCGGTATTCAACGGGTACTTCGTGGCGAATCCGATGGCCGCAATTTGAAGGAAGCCGTCGCCTGGCACGATGTCCTTGGTGACGGTAACGTCCTGATTCCAGGAGAGCGTCCAGAACCGCTTCTGCTGCCCCTTGCGAGTGTGGAGGAACACCCGTAGAGCCCACAGGTCAGCCGCGCTCTGTACCGTCCAGGCGAGCTTTGCGTTCAAGTTTGGCGTAGCGAAGATTGGGTAATTGTAGAGCGGTCCTGCCTTCGAATCGACCGGCTCAACCTCGCGAATGTTTCCTTCTTTGTAGCCGTTGATCATCTCTGCTGGGTCCGTGATGACCACATCGCCGAGATACGTTGGGTAGGTCAGCCCTCCGCTGGCTCCTGATAGGTCCTCCGTGATGGTCGACACAGAAACCGTCTCGGCCTCGACGTAGTCGTATGGGCCACGGTCGCCGGCGAACTCTTGCGGGAAGACGGCGAGGCGAACCGGAGCAACCCACGGTGCTGAATAGGCCCCCGTGGTCGCACTGATGGCCATCGTTCCGGTACCTGGAGAGGTAACCGTGACAATCTCGTAGACCGAATTGCTATCCCAAATCAGAGCATGGCCGCCGCTCCCGTAGGCAGGAGAATGCGAGGCATCCACAGGAAGCGATACGGTGCCGACCCCGATGGCCGATATCTGCGTGCCGTTCGGCCAATCGGGGACATAGAACGAATCGCCGCCGATGGTGCGCGCAAGCTCCCGGGCCGCGCCGTAATCAGCCGCGCTGAACAGGTACTGGTAGCGATACTCTACACGCGGGTGAATGCGGATCGCGCTACGAGTCTCCGCTTTCTTTGGGTGGATGACGTCGGTCTTCCATTCGAGCGATTCGACGGCTCGCATCTTCGGCTTGAATGGCCACGCGAGGACGGTCATCGCACCCCCAGGAGCGAGCGAATCTCGCGAGAGTTAGCTCGGAAAAAGTTCAAGTATGTTCGCGTGCCTTGGGTGCTGCTCACGTACCGATGGACAGCGTCGCTACCGTCCATGGCGTTGATCAGCGTGATGTGTGGGTCTCGTCCGCCTTGCAGCGCCTGCGCGGTGTCTACCCGGCTCGTAACGCTGGCAGGGCCTCGCACAAGCTCTGGGCCACGCTCGCCTACGAGGCCCACGGAACCGGCAGGGATGCTTCCACCAGCATCGTGCGCGCCCGTGTAGTTGATCGAGGAGATGGACGCTAGCACAGCCGCCCCATCTGCTGCCGCCTTCATGTAGAGCGGGACGTTCGCGGGGAATCCAACGGCGTTGGCCGCTGCGATGTCTTGAAACATGGCCATCGTTGCCGATGCAATCGAGAACGCCTTTTGCGCGGCGAACAGCTCCTTGTAGACCGTGCTCTGCTCCCCGCCCCAGTTCTTTGCAGCTTGCGAAAGGTTTCCGAACATCGCGTCTGCGTTGGCTGCTGTCATCTGTGCGCGTGCAAGGTCGAGCTGCAACAGGTCTTGGGATAGCTTTTGCTCTTCCTTCTTTTGGAGGGCGGCAGACTCCTTGACAGAGATGAGTTTCTTTTGCTCGGCTTCCTGGATGGCGCGAATCTGGTTCGCCGAGGTCTTGCGAAGCGCTTCCTCTTCCGTCTGGTACGCAGCGAATACAGCGTCTCGCTTCTTGGTATTGGCGTCCTTGATGGCCATCAATTCAGCGGATTCCTTGTCCTTGAGCTGAGAAAGAACCTTGGCCTTTTCGGTGTCTGTGTGATCACCGCTTTTGTCCTTCGTTATGACCTTGCGCTTTTCTTCGTACGAATCGCGCACGACATCCTCTTCTTTCTTGAGGGCATTTCTGACAGCGTTGTACTCAGCGTTTAGCGTCTTCTCCAACGCCTCTTTGTCTTCGGCATACGTGCGCTCGTTATCCGCGTTGGCCTTGTTCGCAGCATCAGACGCAAATGGAAGGAACGTCATCACAAGCATTTTCTTGTGATTGTAGAGGTCGTCCAGCTTCTCCCGTTCTGTCTTCTGTTCGTTGATCATGGCCGTCAGTTCGTCGCGCCACTTCTGCGTTGGGTCGGTCTGATCTGGCAACGGCTCTTTCTTCTTCTTTGTGACGGTCGGCTCTCCGTTGACTTCCTTTGCATAAGCTAAGTCTTCCTGGCTAAGTGCTAGGCCTTCATCCATCTCGAACTTCTTGTTGCCTTCCTCGTCTGTCTCTGCGGCCATGTCTATGATTTGTTGTCGGCGCTTGTTGGACTCTTTGAGCTTTTTTACCTGGTCGCCGTCTACCTTCTCTTGAATCTTAGAGAACGTCTCTCCTAGTGCCGCTTGCTTTTCGGCGTCGGCGATGTCCTGCATACGGGCGGCGGTAGCCTTCCTAGCCAGCTCGTGAGCTTGGGCTGCCTTGTCAGCCATAATACGGGCGTTCTCCTCAAACAATTTTTTGTATCCCGCATTACCTTCGCTTTGCGCGCGAGACTTCGCCGCTGCTGCTTCTTTATCGGCCTTCTCTGCTGCAACCGCCTCCTCCCCATCTTCCTTCGGAGCCGAAGCCATGAACGCGTCAAGCTTTGCCTTCTTCGCCTTGTCCATCTCAGCGGGCACTTTCGCGAAGCCAGACAGAAGGGTGTCCAGTACGACCGTTACGCCCTCGATAGTATCGGCAGCCAGGCCGATGCTCGTCTTGATGAGGTCACCAATCGCGCTCTCTCCAATGGTTCGGTAGAGCTTCTCGAACGACTCATCAAGCTTCTTGAGGCTTCCGCCCATCGTGTCGAGCTGGCGTTCGGCGGCTCCTGCGTATTGGACTTCTCCAATCCCTTTGAGGTAGTCCTGGATTGACTGCGAGCTATCGCGGATCGTAGTGACTTGCCCGCGAAACGTGACCTTGAGCTGATCCCCTTCCTTCTCGACTCCGACGCCAATTTGGCGAAGCCCTCGGTATACGCCCATCGATGCCAGCGAAACCATTTCGGCAACGTCACCGATCCCCTTGCCCGTGGCTGCTGCAATATTGGCGTATGCCTTGAGAGAGGCGGACGAAGGGTCTAGCCCGCGTTGGCTGAGCTGGATGTAAGCCTCGGTCATCTGCTCATCTGTGGCCATCGTCTTGTCGGAGATTTTCTCTAACTCTTCAAACTTCTCTCTTGCCCCCGATGCGCTGCCCTCGACGCCTTCGAGCCGCGCTTGCAATTTCTCGTAGACGACGGTCGCTTCCATCGTCTTCTCGATGACGTGCTTGATGGCCTCGTATCCGAGGTATTCCATTGCAAGCTCGTGCACGGAATCTTTCAAACTGTTCGTAACATCGCCGTGCTCTTTCAGCGCCGCTGTGTGATCCTTGACTTTGCTTGATGCCTTCTCGACGCTGGCCCCAAGCTCGGCCATCTTCGAGTTGACCCCTTCAGCCTTCGCCTTGAGATGGTCCGCCTCGGCTTCGGTCTGTTTCGCCGACTCGGTCAAGTCCTTGAGGCGCGTGTTCGCAACGGCTACGCCGTCCGATGTGACTTTGATCTCAAGAGGCTCACTCATTGCGCACCTTCCAGAAGATTCTGTCGAGAGAACGTAGCAGGTCGGCTTCCCACCCTGCTATCGGCGTCCCCGTAACGTCTGACCAGTTGCGGATTTCCGAGAATGTCAGAGCAACCCCCGCGTAGAGTTCGTGCCACCATCCCCAAACGTAGGCTAGTTCCTCGGGCAACTCTGGCAAGTCCAACCCCGGCGGTCTGTCGGTTCGTCCTTGCGCTTTCCATGTGGCTGCTACCTGTTCTAGGTTTGCTCGCTGGGATTGCCCTCCGGCTTTGGCTGGCTTGCCAAGTCGGAAGCTCGCTTCTGCATGTCGAGCAAGAAGCTCGACTCTGCCCCGAAAAAACGATCACGGTTGAAGGCAAGCATGTCGATGGACGTCTTGATCTGCGGCGATTCTCGAAGAAACTCCACCACGGCATCGAACGTGCACGGCTCCTCGAAGCTCCACTCGCTCACTAGGATGGCAGTGGTCTTGAGGTCTTCCTCGATTCCTGCGGCCACTCGGTCGGCAGGCCTCTCAAGGGCGGACGTCGCTACCAGCCTACGGTCTGACTCCGTCTTCTCTCGGTGGTATTCGTCGGAGTCGCGACCCCGGACGCGCAGCCAGTCGCCTGCGTCCCCTCCTTCTGGCGTCTTGATCTTGAGGATGACGCCAGTGTTCGCCCGCGCGCGCGTGAAGTATTTCGACTTACTTGCCATGGTCTTGGTTGCTCCTTCGATTTAGGTGCGGATCGTGTCTCTGCGATGACTCAGGTTTGGTTCAGGTATCGGTGGAGCTTTCGGGTTGTTGTACGTGTCTATCGTGATGAGTTTGTCGACGTGAATGACTTCTTCGTTTGTCAGATGTCCCTCGATCTAGACATCCGCCGTCATCGTCATCTCAACTTTTACGAATCCGCCTCCGCCCTTGACGTGGAGCTTGATGTCGGAGACGTATAGAGGCTTGCCGTCCATCTCAATTTTCCCAGCGTCAGTGAATCCTGGCAGGATGATCTTGATCTTGTGCATTTCATTCCCTTCCATTTTGCTGGCTTACGAGGAACGAGTGATCGAAAGGGTGTTGCCGGTACCGCCATCAAGGCGAGCCTGGAATTTCAGGGGCACCATGATCGGGCCTGGCCCCGAGACGTCTCGGTGAGCGCTGTCCACATACAGGATATTCGGGATCGAAAACTGCATCGTGTTTGCGGACGGATCGGTGAACACGATGGACAGGTTGGACCCAGTGCTGGCGAGAAACTTGTCAAACAGAGAGCAGTCCTCGAAGTACGCCGTTAGCGAGCCGTTGACGTCGAACAGAAGCTTCGAGGGTCGGCGCCCGAGACGAGTCCCGATAACCCTTCGGTCTTCGAAGTTGTTGTTGATGTCGATGTCCAACTCGGTCACGACGGCGATGCCAGACCCGCCTTCGCTGACAGTTGCAACGAACGAGTCGAAGGGGCCGGTCGTCGTCGGGATGCTCCCGTAGGTAGCCCCGGTGATGATGGCCGCCGCGTCGATTTCCGTCTGCGCCTGGCAAGAGAACGTCGCCGAGATGAGCGAATCCTTCGCCGCCTTCAGTGAGAGCTTGTCGATCTCGACGCCAAGTTGCCGGTGATACGGCTTGTCGAGGATGTCGGGAAAGTGGCGTTCGCCGGTGAAGCTTCGGTAGGTGACCCCCTGGTGAACGACGTTGGTGGTCCAGGTCCCACACATGAGCGCTTCAAGCATGGCATCGTAGGCGGTATGGCGAAGCTTCACGTCGGCCGTGAACTTCGTAGAGATAGCCCCATTGCGAACGTCGGTGATTTGACGATCACCTCGGATGGTATCGTCTACGAGCTTGGTCATCGAGATGCCGCCCGAGAACTTCGAGATCGGGACGTTCGCGAAGACCGGAGTCGTGACAGGAACACCGTAAACGGTTTCTGGTACCAGTCCCCAAGAGTGTTGTGAGCCGTCGGCCATAGGAATGTCCTTTCGTTATCGTGGAACCAGAGCCCACCATTCGGCGGTGATGCTCACAAAAAACCAATTCTCATCGTAGTGTGCAGGCGAGCGCCCACAGCTCTTCACGTGCGCCGCTTGGCTACCAGAAACAAAGCTGCTACCCGCCTTGAATGCCGCGCGGAACGTCTCCGTGTCGATGCCCACGTCGGCGTCGCCAGTGTTCTTCGGATAGAAGAAGTCCACCTGGAGAATCCCGGTAGCCATGTCCTCGCCACTCGTGCCAAGAGTCTCAACGGTTGGGACGTTTGGCAGGAAGGAAAGCCGCGTCCATTTGTCATTCGTCGGCTTCTGGAAGTCCCAGTTCTCGCGCTCCATAGGGATGGCCCCCACTGCGCTCACGGCCGCTGCTACGAGCGCATCGTGCACGAGCTGGAGGCTCATAGATTCCCTTGCTGCACGGCTTGCTTAACGATTTGGGAGAACTTGGCGAGGTTCTTGCGAACCATGCCTTCGGGTCGCTTCTTGGAATGACCAAACTCGATTGCGACGGCGTACGGGAGATTGTTGCGAAAGTAGACCGTCTCGTCGCCCTTTACTTTGCCTGCGACGTCTGCAATTTCAGCCATCGCCATGCTCGCAGGACGAAGCGGAAGCTCGCCTTCCTTGGGCGCGCCGATGGACGTCTGACAGTTGCCACGAAGCATGCCAGTAAGCACGGGCGTGTCCTTGACGACGGACCCGAGCATGTTGACGATCACGAACTTTCGAACCTGAGCCATACTCTTGGTCGCGCCTTGTGCCCAAGTATCGATATCAGCAGCCCACGACTTGCTCACAACTTCACCACAAGAGATTGGTAGGCGATTGCATCGCCAGAAGGATTGAGCGGCGTGGAGCTTTCGACCATGTACGTATCGCTGCCCACAAGGACGTTGTCGTGCGGGCGAGGTACCAATGTCATATTGCGAGCTGAAAACGCGAGGTAGCGGAGCTGCTTTTGCGCAAGCGACTTTTGCTCCTCTCGGTTGTCGGTGTACGCGGACAGGGGGAGAAACACACCGAAGGCAGGGCTAGTCAATGGCGCGCCTTGGGTGCCAGCTCCAGATGCAGAAATCGAAGTGATCACGGTGCGCCGCAAGGTCATGGGAGCGCCCCACTTGCGGACCTGTGTCTCAACCGTGCGACTGGCACGAGCCACCGCAGGCTGCATTAGAACACCACCGCGCCGCCGAGTCCCACTCGCTTTCGTAGGTACACGTACCGCTGTCCGTACGTGGTCCGGTACATCGGGTCGTTCACAGACAGAAGCAAAATCTCGGGGTGTCTGACTGTAGAAATCGAAGCAAAGTGTTCCGCCGTAGCGTCGTTGCCATCAACCTGATCGATAGGCTGCCCACCCTCGAAGGCATCTACGATCAGATTGTGAGCAACCCAGTTTGCAAGGCCCTCTGCATAGAAAGCGCCCCACCTGCCGACGTCAAAGAACGGGATAGCACGATTCAAAACATTCTGGATCGTGCTGTCGCTCAGTGCCGCGAAGGCGGGGAAGCGTAGTCTGAATGCAGAGGGCGTCACATTGCCTCTTAGAAGGCGTTGTCGAGGTACGCGACCGAGTACAAGTAGCGCACGTTGAGGCCGGCGTAGCGGTACCAACCGGGGATGGAGATGTCGAGGCCTTCGGGCTGAGGAGCCAGGAAGCGCAGAGGCATCGGAACGTGGTAGACGAGCCGTCGGTTTTCATTGCGGTAGAACACCGCGCGGGGCTTGCTTGATCCACCAGCAGTCGCACCTTGCAGAATCGGGAAGATCTGGACCTTCTCCCCGGTGCGCGCCGTGGTCATGTTCGCCTCTTGCACGAGTTGCAAGATCGTCTTAGTGCCCAGCGAGTTGTAGCGCGTGGACAAGACCGAGAACGCAGTCGGATCAAACCCGAACACATTCGGCAGCAAGGTGTAGTTGGACGCCGTCCAGTAGTCCAAGCACATTTTGTTGATGTCGGCGAGGATGCTGTCGACGGTCGTGCTCGAAGTGCCCCAGTTGCCCGTGTAGCCCGCAGTGCTTCCGCAGGTCTTCGTGGTCACGCTTGGGTAATTGAGCAGGCCGTTGAAGCTGGCGGTTCCAGCAACGTCGGTGCGCTCGCCCAACATGGCGACCTGGTTGAGGTGCTTCTCGGAAGCCTCTACTGCAGCCGCCATCCTCTCGGAAGGCAGAGGGCGAAGCAGCCGCGCCGACTGAATCAGCTCGGACTGGCTGTAGCGGTAGCCGATGCCACCGTCGACCACGCCGAACTCAACCGTCGATGCGGACGAGTCAGCGTAGGGGATATCCCGCGACGCTCCGTTGATGCGCTTGCCCTGCCCAACCCGGTCGTAGACCTGGTAACGGACGGAAGCCGCATCGGCGCCGGCCTCGGCAGTGACGGGCAATAGCTGGTGGAACTGACATTCCGCATAATCTCGGTCGTACGTCGTTTGCTCGGTATATGCGAGCTGGCTCACGAGAAAGGCAACGCCTTCTTGCGAGTCCGCACCGTGCTTGATCTGCATCTCGTTGAGAGCGTCGTTCCCGAACTTGTGGAAGCACGACAGGAGACCTTCCTTGATCGTGTTCCAGCGTTTTTCGTCGACGGCCTTCTTCATCAGAAGACCGGTAGCGGCGTCCGCTACAGTGACCAGTTTCTTTCCTTGAGACATGATTTCTTTCCAGCCTTTCTTAGGTCGTGGTCTTCGGGTTCGAGACGCCAGTCAATCGGATAAGCCCGACAGACCCAGCAGTGACAGCCGTAGCCCAATACGCGTCCGGGACAGCCACGCGGCCAGAACCCGCAACGCCAGCCGTAGGCCCACTTAGCTTCCCGCCTTGGGCGGTAACGCTGAGGACCTGGTCAAAGGCACTCACGGTCTCGTAGGCCGTGGCGTAGATGTCGCCCATGTACATGATGGAGACGGGGCGCGACGTTGGGTATCCGACGTAGTTGTTGGTCAACGTAGACGTGAGGTCGGACATGTGACGAACCGTGATGCCAATGGGCAAGTCGGCGTCGGCTGCGATGATCTTGCAGCAGCCGGTCTTGGTGCCCTTCGCTACCGCAATGCCGAAGTCGATCATTCCAGCGCTATCAACGCCGTTTGCCGTGCTCTCGTTGTCGAGAGTAAATGCCGAGTACTCTTCGGGGTTGGCCGGTTGGCCTGCATAGCCGATAGCGAAGAGGAAGCCGCCGGCAGTTGACAGAGTTGGTTGAGCCATGATTCATTTCTCCTTGTTGGATTGAACTGCCGTCGTTAAACGCTGGCGGTCTTCTTGTTGGGGTGGCACATGTTCCACTTGTATCTTTCGTAGCCCACAAGGTCGCTACCGTCGTCGGCCGCCACCTGCGACTTGTCTTCGGCTTCCTGCCCACTCCCGGCGCGGAGCATGTCGACTGCAATGGAGTCGGTTGCAACGGCCGCCTTGGCGGTACGAACGGAACTCACAGCGACCGAGAATGCGGACTTGATGATCTCGCTCGTAGCCTTGTCAGCCGCTACGCCAGTTAGGGCCGCATCGACTGCGACCTTGGCGCCAGCGTTCTTTGCGGTTCCTTCGGCCAGTGCCTGCCGACGAATCTGGTCAACCGCAAGCCCGGCCGTCTTCAGATCGGGAGCCAGAACGGCCGCGTCTGCAACGACAGTCGCCCGCTCTTCGGCAAGCGCTTCAATCACCGCAGGGTCTGGTGCCGTCGGCGTCGCCTTGAGCGCCTTCACCTCGGCGTCCAGTGCGGTCGCACGCGCAAGATGTTCCTTGCTGGCAGAGTCGGAAGCAATCGCCTTGCTTTCCTGCTCTTGCGCCATCTTCAGGGCGGCTTCGAGGTCCACCGCCAACTTGTCTTTCTCGGCTCGCTCTACGTCGACGGCATCGGCTGCGGTGCAGTCGAGTTCGAACGAGAGCTTCCCGATCTTGGTTGCCCTTGTACTCATTTTGATTGTCTCCTTCTCGTTTTCTTCGTCTGCCACTACGCACGTCGGGCCGCCCCGTCCGCGCTCTACTCCCGCAATGTGGTTGCCTTGGATATCGACCATCCACCCGTCGACGGCCACACCGCTTGGCGTGGTCGTACGCTTGTCATCGAATGCGAACTTGTACCCGTTGGAGAGGCCGGTCTTACGGCCGCTCATGATGTCTTCAATTGCCGCCTTATCCCGAATGGTGAGGACTGCGCGCATCTCATCACCGACCATCTCGACGTCGGCTGAATCGCCAACTGCGTATTGCTTCCAGTTCTCTGCGTCCACCCACTTCCCGGGCGGGTGACCGTTCGTGATCGGCTTTCCTGCGAAGCTCGGTGCAGCTTTCGCCACCTCGTCAAGCGGGCGATACAGCCGCACGATACGACTAGGATCGCCTGGCAAGTCTAGTTCGCCCGCAAAGTACTCCTGGACGTTGTTGGCCTTAGCAATCACGCCAGGCACAACAAGGAACCCGTCAGCCGTGATAGTGCGCTGGCTGATCGTGGAGTAGTCGGTGGCGAAACAGACCTGCATGGCGCCTTACTTCGCGGTAGCCCCTGCGGCTTTGCCGAAGCAGTCGATGGACGTCTTGAAGGCGTCACAAGCTTCGTCCTTCTCGCCGTTCGCCAAGTGGATGTTCCCGCGCTCCGAATGAGCGTCGGCGGCTTCCTTGTGTTCGCCGTTCTGCGAATGCCAATCGGCACGCGCCTTCAATGTGCCGATTTTCTCGGCGTCGTCTTTGGACATCATGCGGCCTCCTCTTCGTCGCTGTTCTCGTTCCAGAAATTCGTGTTGTCGTCGTCCAGGTCAACGACGGG